TTCCGATCTAGTGAAGCAGCAGACGTAGATGAATACAAAGCTGCAGCAGCTTCTACATCAGCTCAAAGTGTAGCGGTGTTAGACACAATTGCATTAGGCAAAAACTCAGTAACAGATGCTGACAAAGATGGTGTCCCAGTTACAGTTACATTAGCAGGTGCTAATGGTACTGGTACTATTCAGTTGCAAATGTTATACGTAATTGACTAATAAGTAATTTAGGTGGGGGAGCAATCCCCCATCTTTTAATTATGACAACAAGTGATTTTGATCCTAGACTTTTAGGATTATACGAAAAACCAAGAGACCTATTGCATTTTCAGTGGCAAGACGATACTAAGGTATATAGATATGCTTTAGTTGAAGTTATTTCAGAAAAAGATATAAACTCAAGAACTAAGCAAAAAAAAGATGAGTTAGGCTTAACTCAAAAAGAAATTTGGAGCAAGTATGGCATCAGTAGTAGACATCTGTAATGGAGCATTAAATCAATTAGGAGCATCAACAATATTAAGTTTAACTGAAGATTCTAAGAATGCTAGACTTTGTAATGCTAGATATACTCAAGTTAGAGATGCAGTATTTAGATCACACCCTTGGAACTGTTTACAAAAAAGAGTTCAACTAGCAGCAGATAGTGATGCACCTGCCTGGGGTTTTACAAAACAATATACTTTACCAGCAGACTGTTTAAGAGTTTTAACTATATTAGATTACGATGCAGATTATAAAATAGAAGGTAGAAAAATTTTAACAGATAATTCTACAATGAAAATTTTATATGTTTCAAGAATTGAAGATCCTAACGAATATGATGAATTATTAAGAGAAACTTTATCAGCAGCTTTAGCTGCCGACATTGCTTACGCTGTCACATCATCTAACCCAACAGCATCAAATATGTACAATCTATTTCAAGATAAATTGAAAGATGCTAGGTTTGTAGATTCAACAGAGGGTCAAAACTTAAACCCTGAAAAAGGAATGGCGGATGTTATTGGAGCTGATACGTTTATCAATTCGAGGTTCTAATACATGGCAAGAGTTGCAGTACAATTAACAAACTTCACTGGCGGTGAACTATCACCAAGACTAGATGGTCGTAATGATCTAAACAAATATTCATCAGGCTGTAAGACTTTAGAGAACATGATTGTTTACCCTCATGGTTCAGCAGCTAGAAGATCAGGTACACAGTTTGTAGCTGAAGTAAAAAATAGTGCTGCGAAAACAAGATTAATACCTTTTGAATTTTCTACAACACAAACTTATATGCTGGAGTTTGGTAATCAGTATATTCGTTTTTATAAAGACAATGGTCAGATATTAGAATCAGATGTAACGATTTCAGGAGCAACACAAGCTAATCCAGTTGTGATTACAGCAACAGGTCATAGTTATGACAATGGTGATGAAATATCTATTACAGGTGTTGTAGGTATGACAGAGCTTAATAATAAAAGATATTTAGTAGCAAACAAAACCACCAATACATTTGAGATTACAAATGTTGATGGCACGAATATTAATGGTACAGGTTTTACAGCATACACTTCAGGTGGTGTAGCCAATCGAGTTTATGAAATATCAACTCCATATTTAACAGCAGAACTATTTGATATTAAGTTCGCACAATCTGCTGATGTTATGTACATCACACATCCTAATCACGAAGTAGAAAAACTATCAAGAACAGGTCATACCTCTTGGACTTTGGCTGATGTTGATTTTACTGATGGTCCATACTTAGATGATAATATTACAACAACAACATTAAACCCTTCAGCACATACAGTAGGAACAGGAATTACAGTTGTAGCTTCAGCAACTACAGGAATAAATGGTGGTAGTGGATTTCAATCTACTGATGTTGGAAGATTAGTTAGATTTGGAGACGGCTATGGAAAAATAACAGCAGTTGCAGACACCTTAAATTTTACTATGGAGATATTAGAAGATATGGGTTCTTCCACAGCTTCAACAAATTGGTCTTTAGGTTCTTTCTCAGATACCACAGGTCATCCTACTTGCGTAACCTTCTTTGAACAAAGATTAGTTTTTGCTGGAACAAAAGATCAACCTCAAACATTATTCTTTTCTAAGTCAGGTGATTATGAAAACATGAATGAAAACAGAGGTGGTACAGTAGCGGATGATGATGCTATTATTTACACAATCGCATCGAACCAAGTAAACGCCATTAGATTTATGACGGCAACAAGAACTTTAATTGTTGGCACAGCAGGTGGTGAATTTACAGTTTCAGGTGGAGGGACAGACGTTGCGGTCACTCCTACAAATATATTAATTAAAAAACAATCTAACCATGGTGCAGCAAACTTAGATGCTATTGCAGCAGGTAATGCAACTTTATTTTTACAACGTGCTAAAAGAAAGATTAGAGAACTAGCCTATAACTTTGACGTTGATGGTTATCTTGCACCTGACATGACTATTCTTTCTGAACATATCACTGAGGGTGGTATTACACAGATGGCATATCAACAAGAACCTAATCAGATTGTTTGGATGACAAGAGATGATGGTGAGTTAATTGGTTTAACTTATCAAAGAGAACAACAAGTTACCGCTTGGCACAGACAAATCTTTGGTGGTAGTTTTGGTTCGGGTAATGCAGTGTGCGAGAGTGTGGCTGCTCTTCCTACAGATGATGCTGAATATCAAGTATGGGTTATTGTTAAAAGAACAATCAATAGTGTTACAAGAAGATATGTAGAATATCTAAATGGTTTTGATTTTACAGAAACAGATAATACAACATTTAATTTTTTAGATTCACAACTTAACTACAATGGTAGTGCCACAACAACCATTACAGGATTAGATCATTTAGAAGGTCAGACTGTATCAATCTTAGCTGATGGCTCTACACATCCTGACAAGACTGTAAGTTCAGGATCAATAACTTTAGACAGATCATCAACTAAAGTCAAAGTAGGTTTACCTTTCACATCATTACTACAAACTATGAGATTAGATGCTGGAGCTGCTAATGGTACGTCACAAGCTAAAACAAAAAGAATCTATGACATATCATTAAGATTATATGAAAGTGTTGGTGTAGAAGTAGGACCTGATCTACAAAACATGGAACGAATACCATTTAGATCATCCGCAGATTCTATGGACACTGCCATACCTGTATTTACAGGAGATAAGGAGATAGAGTTTAGAGGAAACTATGAAACAGATGGGTTTATCTTTGTTAGACAAACTCAACCTTTACCCTTAACTGTTTTATCGTTATACCCAAATCTAGTGACAAACGATGGATAATAAACTAAATATAGTGCCTTATATTTTGATGGTGACGCAATGGAACTAGAACAAAAAGGATTGGCTTATACTTGCATGATTAACAATGAACCTATCGCATCTGCTGGAATGAAAATCATTTGGAATGGCGTTGCAGAAGGTTGGGTGTTAGCTACAAGCAAAGTTTGGAATCATCCTTTAATCATTGCACGAGCTATCAAAAAGAATTTTGCAAGACTAGCAAAAGAAAATAAAATTAAAAGAGTTCAAACAGCTGTAAGAGCAGACTTTAAAACTGGTCTAAAGTTTGCTAAATGGTTAGGATTAGAAAACGAAGGTCTGATGAAACATTATGGTTTCGATGGTTCAGACCATTATAGATATGCGAGGATTTTTTAAATGAGTTGGGTAACAGCAGCAGTTTCAGTAGCAGCAGCAAGACAAGCATCAGCTTTAGGTAAATATAACCAAGCTATTCAGAATAGAAATGCTGAGGTCGCAGAACAACAAGTTCAAGCTATTGAACAACAAAAAAATTTAGATATTGTTAAATTTGATAAACAATTTACTCAGTTACAGGGTGAAACAAAAACTAATATATTATTTTCAGGTGCTGAACTATCAGGATCAGGTTTAAGAATTTTAAGAAACAATGCTGAAGAAGCTGAAATAGAAAAAGATATTATTGATTACAATGCCAAGATAGGACAATCAAGAGCATTTGAACAAGCAAACTTTGCAAGAATGCAAGGTAATGTAGCTAGACAACAAGCAAGAGTAACTGAAGTTGGTTACTATGCACAAGCTGGTCAATCATTACTAAAACAATACGGATAACATTATGCCAAAGATACCAACATTTGAAGCAAGAGGAAGAATAACAGCAGATCCAGCAAGTGTTACAACTGGATTACGAGTTTCTCCTCAAACTTCTATTGCATCAGCTTTATTACCTGCAGCTAAAACTTTAGAAGATTATCATATTAAAAAAAGAGATACGGCAGAAAAAGTAGAATCAGCAAAAAAAGTTTTTGAAATTAAAGGTGAACTAGATAAATATTTAGAGGCTGAAAAAGAAAATATTAACGATGAAGATGCAATCAATAATTTTAAAAGTAAATATAATGATTATGTTAATCAACAATTAGGTCAAGTTAAAAATAGAAGAGTTAAAACAAGAATACAACAAAACTTAGATTTAGAACTTTCAGAGTATGTTTATAATATAAAAAAAAATTCATACAAAGCATTAGAAACTGAAAGTTTAAAAAATATAAATAACGATATAAATTCTTTATCAGGTAAATATGCTACATCTGATAATTCAATATTAAAAGTTAAATATAAAACTCAAGCCAAAGATAAAATGAGAGAGTTTGCTGATGACTTTGATTTACCAAAAAATGTTTTAGATAAAAAATTAGAAGCAATAGATAGAGATTTTTTATTAGCTGATATGCAACAATTTGCAGGAAAATCTAATGGTGCAGAACAAATTGTTAAATTAGATGAATCATTAGGTGGTACAAAATTTTTAACTGATCAAGACTTTGGTAAAGGAATATTCTCTGCATATAATTCTAAAATATCAGAACTAACAGTTAAAGGTGATCCTAATTCAGATTACGATAGAGCTTTAGAATTGGTTGATGAATTAAAAGAATTTAAAGGAAAAAATGGCTATGCAGTTAAAACAGAGACTGTATCTGTGCAAATTGATAATTTAGAACAAAAGATATTAAATGAAAAAATTTCACATGATAAAATTATTAAAGGTCAAGGTGATAATAAAGTATTCTATAGTTATGCTAATGATTTAAAAAATGATTTATCAAAAAGTATAGCTGATCCATTTGGTCAGCCTGAACTTGCTGATAGAATTGCAGCTACAGAAATAGAACAAGAGTTTGATAAACGAATTAAAAATTATGTTGCAACTTATCCTGATGCTACTTTAGCAGAAAAACAAGCCTTTGCACGATCTACAACTTATATATTAAAAAATAAATATGAAGATAATAAAATAGAAAAAGTTTCTAATTTTAATCTTCAATCAGATCGATCTGACTTTATTTCAACATTCAATACTGTTTCTAGTGATATGCAATTATATCGAGAAGGAAAACTTGATCAAGATAAAATCGATGAATATAAAAGTTTAGCAAAGAATAATGGTTTTCAAACTATTGAATCTTTCATGAATGAATATTTACCTTTGTTAAAATCACAAATTCCTGAAGGGTCGTAATTATGGCAGAACAATTTTCTGAAGAAGTCTTAGGATTGTTAGATAATAATAATCAAGAGATTACAAAAATAGAACCTGTTAATTCAGGTCTTGTTAAAAATCCTGATCAAAAAGATCAAAACTATTGGCGTATTGCTCAAGATATGGGTTTATCTGCAGCTCAAGGTGTTGTTAATGCAGCTGAAGAAACTTTAGATTTTTTAGATGAAAATATTGTTATGCCTTATGACACACCTGATACGTTATTAGGTAAAGTTGCATTTACTGATTTTATACCAAGATTCATTACACCTACGAAATGGAAAGACCCAACATTAAATAAAAAAAGACAATTACCTGTTTTTCATAAACCTCAAACTGTAGCTGGAAATATGACAGAAAGTGTTTCAAGATTTCTTACAGGATTTGTAGGACCAAATAAATTTTTTAAAGGAGTTGGTCTAGCGGGAAATATTTATAAAGGAACAGCAAGAAATTTATCTGCTAGTGCTGTTGCTGATCTCACTGTCTTTGACCCTAACGAAGATAGATTGTCAGATATGCTAGTTGAATTTGATAGTCCTGTTTTAAATAATGCTGTGACTCAATATCTTGCATCAGATGATGATGATAGTTTGATGGAAGGAAGATTTC